TCGGCGATACGCACCGTGTTTTCGTTCATCCACTGGCTAAAACCTTGGTCGCCCACGCCCAGCGTTTGCAACGTGGTAATGGGCGCAGCGTCCGGGTACTGGCGCTCGTACTCGTCCTTGGGAATGTCCTCGGTGATGAAGCACCAGCGGGCGTCTGAGCCGCACGGGTCTTGGATCAGCGGGTCCATGTAGACGCTAAAGCTGTTGCGGATGCGCCCGATCTTGATGTCCTGATCGAACGTGTTGTCGTCGCAGTACTCGGTCAGGATGCGAGCGTAGCCCTCGCCGTAGGATACTTGGTTCTCGCAGGCCGTGTCGTAGGCCACGTCGGCGTCCGAGATGTACTCGATGTGCCGGATCATGCCGTTGAAAATCTCGGCCACCTCAACGTCAGCGCCGTCGTCTGCCGGGATGACCTTGGGCTGCGGCCGGTTCTGCCGCTGCTCGTTGGTCACCTGGTGGACGTGCTGGGGCAGCTTGTTGATCGTCAGGCACGGTCTGGCGTTGATCGTCTGGCCTTGCACCGCGCCGCGAGTGGCGAGCACGTCTGCCGGCCACTGCCAGTGGTTGTCGGGCGAGCCGGCGTAGAACCGCAGGTCGTCCAGCTCGTCTTCACGCGACTCAGACAGCGCAGAAATCGCCATGTCGAGGCGACTGCGGGCCGTCGAGAGCACCTCAGAGTCGCTCTTGTCCTTGGCCGAGCCGCCCTCGCTGACCGCTCCAGCAGCGGCGATTCCTGTGTAGTCTTGCGGCATGATTACCTGATCTTGCTCAGAACCTTAGCAACCGTGGCCTTGACGTTGGTGCCCGACGGGATGCTGCCGTGGCAGCCCATGCCCGGCATCTTGGAGTACGTCTCTTTGTTGCGGTCGGGCATCCCGCCGCCGGACATCTTCGGCTCACGGGCGTTGAGTTTGCTGATGGGTTCGAGGTGCTTGCTCATTTCTTTCCTTTCGGCGCAGCGCGCTTGACAGCATATGCGATGGCAACGGCTTGCTTCACCGGCTTGCCGCTTTTGACTTCAGCCTTCACGTTCTTGCGGAAGGCTTCGGGGGATTTGGACTTGACGAGCGGCATTACTTACCCTTCTTGGCCGTTTTGGCCGACTGCACAAAGTCTTTTTTGGTCGGCGCACCGGGCGAGCCAGGCTTCCTCATCTTCTCGCCCGAGCCTTCTTTGATGCGCTCGCGCTTGGCGTGGATATTAGCGTAGAGTCCGGGTTTGGTAGCCATGATCAGCACTTCCATCGTTTGAGTGATGCCTTAGCCCGCTCTGCGTCGCCTTTGGCGTTCTTAACAACGCCCTCCATACGGGCGCAGAAGCTAGCCTTGCGGCCAGCGTCGGCCTTAGTCTTGGGGTTTGGGGCCGGGGGCTTGAGGTTGGAGCCGGTGGCCGCGTTGTACTTCTCGCGGCCCTTGGCTGTCAGGCCCGCGCCCTTGCTGACGGGCAGCTTCTCGCCCCGTCCAACGCTAAGAGACACGCCTTTTTTAGCCATTACGCCCCCATCCAACTGGTTGAAACGCCCGCCTGATTCATGGATCTGCGGACATCTGTGCGGGAATTGTACTCCCGATGGGCCACGGGGAAGGCAAAAGTGACGGCCAGGGCGTCTGCCGCATCAGGCGATGACAGTCCTCGAGCCTTCATTTCCTTCTTCCCTTCCAAAAATATGGTGCCGGCAGAGTTGGGCTTCTTCATGGGGCCGGTCAGGTCAGTTTTTAGCTGTCTGTCCGCGGGAAGGGCCGCTGTTTTCAGCCACTCCCGCATTGCACCCCACATTTCAGCCCGTTTGTTACCCCACATAACCGGGTTTTTGGCCTTCCAGCCAAAGTTCACCCCGCGGACTTTGTACCTCTGCTCGTTGAGTCTGTCAAGTATCCCATATCCAAGCCCACCCTCGTCAATTACCGTCAAAGTCGGCTTGAACTCCTCGATGGCGTCGATGACGTTACCCACTGTAGTCATGGTGTCGTCACCCTTGAACCGCCGGATCGCCACGATGTCACGCCCTTGGCGCACCACCATGACTGTTGAGTCCATGCCACCCCGGGCCGGGTCGACGCCAAGCACGACCGGTGCGCTCATGTCCTTGTACTTAGGCCGTTTCATGGCGTCATCGACCACTGACGGCATGATGAACTGGTCATCTCCGCTCTTGGGAAAGTCGCCATACACCTCGACCCGGGCCTCATCGCTGTCCTCACCATACTCGGCGATGATCTGCTCGTAGATCGACTTGTCGGTGCCCTCGACGGTGCGAGCGTCGATCTTGCGACTCCTCCAAAACTCCCGCTTATTGCCGTCCACCGCCTCGTAAAAGTACCCGGTGTTGCGCCGGCCGTTGGAGAACGCCAGCCAGTACCGGTCCAAGATGTTCTCGGTAAAAAACCCCGCGGCCACGGACCAGATACTGTCCGGGATGCCGCTGGCCTCGTCGAAGATCACCATCATGCCGTCCATGTTGTGGACACCGGCGTAGGCGTCTGGGTTCTCCTCGCTCCACAGCTTACCCTCAGCGCCCCAGTACCGGGTGCCCTTCTTCAGATCCCTCTCAACCAGGTCCGTCAGCCAGGCAGCCGGGGCCAGCTTGGTAGCCGACGGGTCCCACCAGTGGGCGTTGATGCTCATTGTGGCCCACTTAGTCAACTCACCCCAAGTGACCGTCCTCAACTGTGTCTCGCTGTTGGCCGACACGACGACGGAGCTGCCTATCCGGGTGGTCAGCATCCACAGGATCAGCCAGGACACGAGTGCTGACTTACCCACACCCCGGCCAGAGGACACTGCCGAGCGCAGCGCCTCGATCAGCTCACCCCCGGTCAACCTGCCCTTGTTGTCCCGGATGAAGTCAGCAATCTCACGGAGCACCTCACGCTGCCATCTGCGCGGCCCCTTGAACCGCTCGAGTGGCGTGTTCTTCTGCCCCCAGGGGAACGCGAACAGGACGAACGTCTCTGGGTTGTTGGCAATCTGGGGCGACCACAGCTGCGTCATCAGCAGCTGCTCCTCGTCGGGGCTGTATCTCAGGCGCTGCATCAGTCCTCCAGTCGAGGGGTTACGTCCACTACTTCAGCCTCAACGATCCGCATCTGGGCCTGCTGGAGCGCCTCGGTGATCGAGATTGATCCAGCCACCTCGACCTGCTTGACCTCGCCATACCTCTTCTTGTTCCACGCACCCATGAGCCACTTGCGAGTGTCGATCTTGAGCTTGGACCGCTGTACGTCTTCTACCGTGTCCTCGGCGTCGGCAATCTCGAGGATCTCGCCGGCGATGAATTCGGTCCTGCTCTCCTGCGCTTCCTTGAACCGCTCATGGCGCATCGGATCACGCTTGATCCACCGCAGGAAGTCCTCGTAGCTGATGAACCGATGGTCCTCCTCGAGCAAGGACCGCAGGGAGCGGCCGCGGTAGACCTGCTCAATGACCCGCTCGAACATCTGCTCGTACTGCGTCTGTAGCAACGCCTTGGCCTCCGGCGATAAGGCAGGGGGCTTGGGGTCAGGCACAGAGAGCCACTGGGGCAATTCGAGTTGGTTAAGTTGCTCGAGTTGCTGCGATTGCTCGGCAGACGTAGCAGGTGCGACAACTGCGCCTACGGGTAGAGGATGTCCTTGTTCCATAGTGCTGCGGATACTAGCATGGTTCTTTTTAAGATGCAATGAACCCACTGGGTCACTTGGGTCATGGGATTTTGAAAAAAATAAAAAATGGTTCGCGGGGGCTGGTTCTGGACCGGTTGGTCCCGCCGGCCCCCTCCCCCCGGCACCCCGGCACCCCCTCCCCGGCGGCCGCGGGGGTCAGCGGGGCCCGGGCCGCGGGCGCCCGGATAGCCCCAGCACCCCGGCACCCTGACCCGCTGGGTCAGGGTTCCAAGGGGATCAAGGGGCACCCGCTGGGTTTCCCGGGTTTGCGAAAACCCGTCACATTGTCACAGGGCTAGATTGACCCGCTGGGTCAGGATTGACCCGCTGGGTCAGGGAAAAGCCCCGAAACCTCGAGCCACTGGGTCAAAACGAGTGTTTGGGGGCGGGGGTGTGTCAAGTGCACTCCGCACGGGACCCCCCAATTTTCGACTTTTCTGAAAAGGCACAGATTCTCCAGAATCCTAAAATCCTTACCCCCCTGGCCAGTGCAGTTGTCACACCCCCCATAAAGTGGTAAACCCATTGGGTAAATCTATTGAGCCACCACAATCGATTGAAATAATTACCCAGTGGGTTAGGGTAAATCCGGGGCTTGACAAGATTTAACCCAGTGGGTATCATTAACCCCGTGCCCCGTAACCGTAACCCGTAACCCTGAAAGGACCGTAACCATGAAAACAATCAAGTTCAACACTGGCCGCATGTATAGCGAGA